TTGTAAGGACGTTACAGAGGCGCTATAGGCTACGTATAAGGAAAGTTGACATTTCGCGAAACTTGTGCTATAATTTTCATTGCGCCGTTGGCATGCGGCGCGAGCGAGGAGGCTCGATATGACCACAAACTATGATAGAAACCTTATGGTGACCGCAGCCGCTGCTTCCGCCATCTTAGGTCTTCTGGAATACCAGAGGATCGCCGGACCTACGCGCTCCCGAGAAGATTTCAATAACCTTAAGCGCGTAATATCCAATATATCTGCTAGCTTAGAAGATATTAAATCTATGGCACATTGCACACCCGCGCAAAGAGATACAACGGAAGGGAATTTACTATCAGGCACGGTAATTCACTGGTTACTTAGCCTTATAGAGATTCGAACCGAAAGCCGATTCCTAGCCTTAGAGCGAGGATCAGATCCTATTCTACGGGATAACTTTAATGATTGCTTATACGGAATTAATTCAGCTATGAGGAATACTGCTTGACTTTGAATAAATTGGTAGACAGGAGGAATTAAGAATGTCAATGAACCCAAAGACTTACGACTTAATTAGTCGATATCTATATCGTGAAGTATTAGAGCGTGCCAATGAACATCTTTCTGATCCAAATACAGATTCGGAGAGCGGGGTTTTGATTCCTCAAGAGTCAAAGAGTGATGCTTTGAGTCTTATCCATGCTCTTAATCGGTATCGAGCGGCGGCCCGTGTTCAGCTTGATATCTTTGACTGGGATGGGCTTGAGATAAAGATGTTTGACGAGGGGGAGCGACATTTTGTCCAGATTCGTGATCGGGTAGATACGATTGGCCCCTTTGATTTGGTTGATCCTATAAGCAAAGAAGTAATTGAAAGGTTGGAGATTGATTGAATCTGAATATCCAAAAAGATATCATGCAATACAATTTATATTTTTTATATTCCTAATAGTGGTGGGTGTCGTTGTAATTCTTTGAGGATGGAAACAAATGGTTAAAACTGATGTACGGGTGATGGATCTATTTGCTAAGGATGTAGAAGATCTATCGGAAGCAGACTTGACAACAATCGTAGAGTGGGGGCGGACTATTCGCACTAAATATGCTGAAGAGGAAAAGGAGAAGGCCACTAAGAAGACACTAAAGGAAGCCAAGAAGCGAGCCAAGGATGGGGATACCCTAGAAAACTTTCTTGATTCGACTCCGAAGGAGATTTAATATGTGTCCAACGAAAATTGATCTCCACGCCCGCCTTGTTTTAGAAATGCTTGAAGAGGCTAAGGCTTTTAATGCTCCCCTCGAACAAGAAAAGACCCGTCAAGAACATGGAAGACGAGTTGAGGCACGCCAACAAGAGAATTCTAGTTGGGTCGAATGGCGAAAACGTCAGAAAAAATTAGCGAAGGAGAAGTCATCGTGACTTGGGCGCTTGTAACCACGGGACTTTTCTGTTGGATGGTTTCTAGCGGAGATTTAAATGGTTAAAGATTATAGTTGGAAGTATGACGGGATGCGTCAGAAGGTTTGGGATGTATCAAGTCTTGAAAAGGTTATGTCTTGTTCGTATCTATACTTTCTCGGACGTAAAGGTTGGGGGCGGGCTGGCTGGGATCCAGCGAGGTCTTGGGGGATCGTCTTACACGCAGCTTTGGAGGCTTATGATAAGGAACTAAATCAGAATGGGTCAAGAGACGAGGCGCTCTTCGCGGGGATACGTGCCGTATATGAGAGCCGCTCTATGTTGGAGGGTTCGAAAGATACTGCTCGAACTTTTGAAACGGTACTACGCGCTTTCATTTGGTATACTGAAGAATATGAAGAAGATCCCTACGAAGATTTCATTCTTAGTGGGGATTCTACGATTGAAATGCGATTCGAGGTATCCTTAGATAGTTTACTCCCCAAAACTGACTACCGATTGAGTGGGAAGGTAGATAAATTAGTCTCAACTTTGGATGGTCTTTGGGTTTTAGATCGTAAGTCTACAAAGCAATCGCTTGGGCCATGGTTCTATGATTACTATGATCCAGGTGTGCAGATCCTAGCCTATGTGTGGGTGTTCCGAAGGATACTTGGGTTGCCAATACGAGGTATGATTATAGACGGCATACAGGCGGCAGTTGGTTTCAACCGCTTCGAAAGAAAAAAGATTGCGGTGAGTGACGAAAGACTTGACGAATTTGAACGGTTTCTGGTATACTATATACTTCAGGCGGAGACTGCGGCAGAAGTTGACTATTGGCCTCAGAACTTTTCAAGTTGTGGAAATTATGGTGGGTGTGATTTCCGTTACATTTGTCAGCGAAGCCCACGGGTGAGGAATGATTTACTTGAACGGAAGTATGAGAATCGGAATAAATCTAAACCCAGTCCGGACGAAGAAGTTGATATTCTAAACTTAAATTAGGAATGGAGTACGCTCCTATGTTTAAAGAGCTTTTTAATTGCTTGACTTTAGGTGCCAAGAAGAGTTGGTTTTTTATTCCAGTTCTTATTTTTGTTAGCTTAATAGGAACGAATGGGGCTCATGCTGGAGTGGACGAATTTCCTTTTTATGAAGAAATAAATTGGAATCGATACGAGGTTTTCGATGTGCAGTACCTCTGTAATTCGAAGGATGAAATTGAAATCATGGGTTCAATTGTGGAGTCAGAAAATAGTATCAATGCGGAGTATGCAAGAGCTAAAAAGATCCTCCCTGCTTGTTTTTGGGCTAATAAATATAACCAAAAGAGGCTTCCTGTTGTCCTCTATGCACCAACCGAGAGTGCGTTTTTAGATGCTGATTGGAACAACACTCTCATGCGAGCTTGGCGGGTTATTTTTTCGGATGCCCATAATAATTATGCGACTAGAATTTATTGGGCTCTTGTCCCCGACCTTGATAGCGATCGGAAAACTGTAAAAATTGAAGTCCCACAGGAATCCTAATAAAGGGGAGCAACTTGCTGACGACCAAAGAGGAGAATTTAAACGATGGCGAAATTTGAAAATCATGAATCCCAAGATAGAGTTAAAGTCATTATTATGGGAGATAGTGGGTCGGGTAAGACTGGACACTTGGCTAGTTTGGCAAACGCTGGGTATCAACTACGGGTCTTGGATATTGATAATAAGCTCGGCATTCTAAGATCCTATCTTGATGCCAATGCTGAAGAGAACATTCACTTCATTACTCTTCGTGATGATATTTCTGCACCTAAAGCCAATGCTTATCGCGATCTTACCAAGATTATTTGGAATGGTTGGAAAACTAAGACTGAAAATCTGGGGGCTCTTTCGGAGTGGGACGCAAACTCCGTACTAGTCATTGATTCCCTTACTTTCCTCGGTAAAGCAGCCATGCATAAGGCTGCGAGCGAGGGTGGGAAGCCGATGAACACTAAGCTCACTATGTCTGAGTGGGGTGAAGCGATTGGTGGGGTCGAATCTTTGATTGATTTCCTTACCTCAGACTATTTCAAGTTCAATCTGGTAGTGACGGCTCTTCCAATCGCAGTGGATGATGAGTTCGGTTCATCTAAATTGTATCCCCAAACTGTTACGAAGAACTTTAGTATGCAGGTGCCCGCCTACTTTGATAATCTAATCGGCCTAAAGGCAAGACGAGACGGGTCCCGATACTTCCGAACTATCAGTGAGCCTCGTGCCGAATATCGGACGAGTAACCCGAAAGGAGTACCGAAGGAGATGGATGCTAATCTAGCTGAACTTTTCAAGCTGTTACGAAAGGGGAGCAAGTAACTGAGTAGAGGGTCTTAAGACGACTACTGGATAGGCAGGGGTGAGCTTCATCTGTCAAGGGATTGATGAAGAAGAATCCCCTTCAATAGTTAAGGGAGTCGAGGAATATGCAAGAAATCTTTTTCGTAGTTACGGATACAAATTACAAGGGGGATACATCTAGGGCCTCAAACGGATGGACGCTTCAGTATTATAGCCACGGGTACCTTGATAACTCTCTAGAACCTATGGTAAACTTTACGCTCAATCTGGCCCCTCAGTATAAGCGGGCGACCCTGCATAATCTAGCAACGGCCTTGATCCCTATCGTAAAGGAGTTCTATGCGGATGAGTAGAATCACTTGGGAGAAACTTGAGAATGAAGGTGGTCTGCCTCTTTCAGTTACTTACGTTTTCTTTCTTCAAGAAAATACTGAAGATGGTATTGAAAAAATTGTGGTGGCAGATATTATCCTTTATGATACGTCAGACTCGGCGGACATTGCGCCGAAGACGTTGCTGCCAATGTTCGAAGAACTTTACGGTTAAGCAAAATCTTGCTTGACAACGTGTAGCGAACCATGTATAATACACACATTGCAAAACACAGGAGCTAGTTTCTATGACAGATATGGCAACTTTTCTTGAATCCACCCCCAGTGAAGTAAAGATTACTCCAGTACTTCCATCCGGTGACGAGTTTATCTTCGTCATTCAAGGGGTGAACTTGGCTAAAAATCAGAACGACAAGAACTATCTAGAACTCAAGTTGAAGGCCGTGGAGGTAGTTGATTCTGATACTCTTACAGATGAATTCCTCCCTGAAGTAGACGTAGCGAAGAATAAGTTCTGGATCACTACCAATAAGTCCAAGGAGATGTTGCGTGATTTCTCCTCGGGAGTGTTGGGTCAAGATCCTGAGAGTGCTTGGAAGGAGCTCTTCGAGGATATGTATGGACGACATGTTCGCGGAGTTGTGAAGCATGAAGATTTTCGCGGTCGGATCACGGTTTCAGTGGAACGATTCCTTCCTCTAGAGGCCGGCGTGGAGTCCGGCGACGAGTAGACTGCAAGTAGTTACCAGGATCAACAGTGAGCGCCTAGGAAAAGACTGAATTGAACTGGTGCTAGTAAGAAAAGCTGCGAGGGGGAGCAATACATAGGTTGCTCCCCCCCTTCTATAAGGAGATTTTAATGGAGATGGGAGATTTAATCGACCTTATCGAAAAGGCTGAAGATGAGGCTTTCCAAATTCGCCGAATGTTAGATAGTCTTGACGAAGATTTAGACGGCCCTGGAGAGAGGTGGACTTATAGCGACCTTGAGCTTTTGGAACGTTTAATTGGAGCTTGTAAGGAATATCATATTGGTGAAACATACTCCTAGAGAACCCGATAACTCTTTCAGAATGAAGCGCGTCCCTGCCAGTTGGCCGATTGCTCCCCCTCGTATAGTGTTTGTAGGAGAGGCTCCGGGGGAGACTGAGGCGCGAAAGGGTGTCCCGTTTGTGGGGGCGGCGGGGAACGTCTTGAATGATCTGTTACGGATGGCAAACATCAAGAGATCCGAGTGTATGATTACCAATGTATTCCAGGTTCATCCACCTAATAACGATTTGGATTTCTTCTTTATTAAACCACAGAAGATAAAAGAGAATGGGCTTGAATCAGTTTACTTTGGGAAAGGGTCCCCCTTCTTTTCTGGGCATGGGTATCTCAGGACGGAGTGGGTCGCAGAATTGGAGAGATTGAAACAAGAATTGATTAAGGCCCAACCGCGTGTTATCGTGGCGTTAGGGGCGCTCGCCTTGTGGGCTTTGACCGGCCATCATGAAATTGGGAAGTATCGGGGGTACGCATTAGAGTCTACATTAGTACCGGGGGTTCGAGTCATTCCTACATACCATCCAGCATATATCATTCGTAAGTATGATTGGTTTCCCATATCAGGGGCGGACTTAATCAAGGTGCGGGCGGCAGCGGAGAGTGAGAGTAAGCTCTGCCCGGATCGACAGGTTTGGATCGAGCCTACGATAAGCGACTTGTTAGAGTTTGAAAGAGTGCATCTACAAGATGTGGAGCTTCTTTCCGTGGATATCGAAACCGATTACAAGCGAACGAAACTCATTGAATGTATCGGGTTTGCTCCGAACCCGTATATCTCATTGGTCATTCCTTTTATTGATCGTCGTAAGCCGGGGTGGAACTATTGGAATACGGCGGCGCGTGAAGTGCGTGCTTGGGAGTGGGTCAAACGTATTCTTGAAGATCCCACGGTTCCCAAATTAGGTCAGGGATTTCTTTACGATGTATCATGGTTGGATTTCAAGATGGGAATTAAGGTCCGCGGTATCATTGAAGATACAATGATCCTTCATCATTCCCTACAACCAGAGATGCAAAAGAGTTTAAATTTTCTAGGCTCGGTATATACTAATGAGCGAGCATGGAAGCAACGTGTGGATTTTAGTGCGCATAAGGTGGAGGCTTGATATGCTTGATGCCCTTTCAAATGGTGTTTTTGAAAAATCCAAGTTTAAGCGGAATCATGGAGGAGAAGGCATTCATATAAAAGAAAATTTACTCGTAGCCATTGATGAGGTCTTAAGAATTTTCAACGAGGATGTACACAAGATAATGAGTGCTGAAAATTCTGGAGCACGTTTTGCTGCGTATAGCGATTTTAAACAGGGAGATGGAACAATTGAATGGCTGTATTCCTTAGCTAACAGATTGCCGGAGAACCTCGAATGAATTTTCGATTTACAGAACTGCCATACCCAAGATATTCGGAAGAAACCAAAGCCTGTATACGTTTGTGGCGACGGGTTATTGATAAAGCTGTTGACGATGTAATTAATCCGCGACTAAAAGAGTTTCAAAGTGATGCGCTTTACTGGCTTCAGGGTGGGCGAACTTTCTTTGAGGAGGAGGAAGAGATTGAGGCAGGATTCTATACGGTGGTGGATCTTGCAGAACTTAATTTGGAAAAGACTCAGCAAATTATTCAGGAACTCCTAAACAAGAGGGGGATTGAGTACTCGTGGCAGTAGTTCTACAAACACGCGAGCTGGAGAATATGAAGTTGGGGGATGAGTGGAATCTTTGGTCCTACTGTGGGCTTGATACTGAGCTCACAGCCGAGATTAAAGAGGTACTTGCGCCTCAACTTCATCCAGACAATACCGCAATTACATATGATTTTAGTCGGGCTATGATGGGTCCGGCATATACTATGATGCGACGCGGGTTGCGTGTTGATTTCGAAGCGCGCGATAAAGCTTTATGGGGAGATCCCGATGCCCAACCAATTTTTAAGGAAGATGAAACGAAAAAGGCATCCTCCTTGGACTGCGCCAAGAGGCGGAAGGGTTTGGTTGCCCGCTCTTTTGAGTTGGGTGGAATGGCGCGAGAGGGACCCGGAAAGAAATGGAAAATAGTTAATGAGGATGCTGTACTTCAACGTGTAGTGCGTGAGATGTGGGGGCAACCTCTTAATTTCCATTCTGCAAAAGAGATGCAAGCTTTCTTTTATGAACATCTTAAAGTCCCTCCTGAATATAAGTGGGTCAAAGGTAAGCGCCGTCCGACTCTCGGGCATGATGCTCTAGAAAATATTGCTGGAAAGTATTTACGTGCAGAGTTTCCTGCTAAGGTCATCATGGCTATTAGTGAATTAACCGCTATGGTTGAAGTCTTAGAAAAAGGCGTAGATGAGGATGGGCGGATGCGGTGTGCCTACAATGTGGTGGGGACCGAGACGGGTCGCTGGAATTCGAAGAAGTCTCATTTTGATACGGGCACCAATCTTCAGAATATTACTAAGGAACTTCGGAGCATCTTTATTCCGGATGACGGGTATGTAATGTTCAATGCCGATCTTGAGCAAGCTGAGTCACGGTTAGTTGCGTACCTTTCAGGAGATGAGGCTTATATTAAAGCGTGTGAAAGTGAAAACGATCTCCATACTGCTGTCTGTAAGATGCTATGGTCTGATTTGAATTGGCCTAGTAACGAGAGGGAGCAAAAGGAGTTTGCTGAGAAGACACTCTTTGATCATATTCATTCATACAGGCATACGTCCAAGAGGTGTGGGCATGGAACGAACTACTTGTTGTCGCCGAACTCATTGGCGCGCCAGTTTAAGATGAAGGTGAAGGATGCCATGCGCTTCAATCTCCTCTATCTAGGGGGCGAACTTACTTTAAAGGACGCGGAGCGATATGGAGTGATGGACTTGGACTTTGATAGGGAGCGAGACTTGATTAAGTTTCCGGGTGCTTTCTCAGGGATCCGCCGCTGGCACCAAGAGGTGCGGGAGCAGATCCAAACTGAAGGGTATCTCATCACGCCCTTTCAACGGAAGCGTGTATTCTGGGGGCGGCGCACTGCGGATGCTACGGTGCGGGAGGCGGTTGCCTTTGGCCCGCAGTCCAGTATCGTTGATCTTTTGAATTGGGGGTTGTGGTCGATTTGGGATAGCATGGAGCCCGCCGTTCAGGTTCTTGGGCAGGGGCATGACGCTGTGCTAGGTCAGGTCAAGGAAAAGGACATGGACAGGTTGCTCCCCTCCGTGTTAGAATGTATGCTTAAGGACGTTCCTGTGAATGGGCGCACGCTTCAAGTGCCAGTCGAAATGCAGGTCGGCGCGAATTGGAGGGACATGTGTGAATATACTTAGATCTAAGAAATCAATTCAGAAGGTCCCTGCGTTTCTTTATGGACATAAATATAGAGGTCCTCATGGCGGCTAAAAAAATATACCCAAACTACTTAGGAAATAAGTCGCTTTCAATTCTCCTAGCGCGACGTATTGAAGCTTACTGGAGAATTCGAGGCTTTCCTTGGGTAAAGATTTGGGTAGAGACGGAGAAGGATCAGTTTAATAAACCACAACATTACATAAGAGGAAATATTAAATATAGGGTTCCGGGGAATTGATTTGAATGACAAAAGCTTATCGTCAGTTTATGCAAAAGACAAACGATGCTATAGCGATTGGGTCGGAGCTTGTATAGATGCCGTGTCAGGCTCGGATGTGCCCCTTATCTTTAGAAAGTGGGCAGCTCTTTCAGCGATTGCGGCAGTGCTTGGGCGGAAATGTTGGTACGATCAAGGCGAATATAAAATTCGTCCAAATCTTTTTGTTGTACTTGTGTCTCCACCAAATCGCGGCAAGTCTACTAGTTTCAATCTACCTGTAGAAGATGTCTTGCATAGACTTTCGACACCAATTGGATCAAATTCAGATAGTTCGTGGAAAAAATATATAGGTCCACACAATCAGCCTATTCATATTGTTAGGGATCGGCTAACTACTGAGAGATTAGGTCAGATCATGGGGAAGCTCTGCGTGCCTATTCTTTGTTCTACAGAGATTGAATCGGAGTCGGCCCTGACGCTTTTGACTGACGAGTTTGGAACCTTGGTCAGTCGTCAAGATGGAAACCTTCAAGCATTCTTAACGAAAGCATGGGACAGTCGAGACTTTCAAGAGTACCACACTAAACAGGCCGGAACAGATATTATCAAAGGGCCATATCTTAATTGGTTAGCCGGGGCAACACCGACGACCCTCTTGGAGAATATGCCTAAGAATGCAACGAAGCAAGGATTGCTTTCTCGGATGATATTGGTCTACTTTGAGGGAGCGAAGATCCCTAATAAGACACGGACCAAAGGCCGAACTCGCCAAGAGGTGGAATGGTTGGCCCGCGATCTGGGCCGAATCGGAAACATCGAAGGAGAGTTTGATTGGGAGTCACGTTCTTTTGAGTTGAACGTGCAGGAATGGTTGAATGCTGGCGCGCCTCCCGCGCTGGATGACGTACTTCCAGGAGCAGAGGAATATAATGGCCGTCGCTTCGCTCATCTAGTCAAGATTGCGATTTGTCTCTCGGCTTCCAAGAGGGCTGATCGAGTTATCCGAGAGTCAGATTGGGAGGAGGCCAAAGAATGGTTGTTCGAAGTGGAGGCATTCCTTCCGGCTTTGTTGCAAAGATTTGCCTTTGGGGAAGCGGGGCTGATGGCGGATGAACTAATCGAATTCATTCGAAAAAGTGGTGGCGTGGTGCGTAGTTCTCGACTTAAACAAGAGGCTCTCCGACGCACCCACAATAGTGGGGAAGTGGATGCCATTCTTAAGACTATGGAAGATTCAGGTTTAATAGTTAAGGAGGAGGCTAAAACCCCGAAAGGAAAAACAATATATAGGATTGCTGAAGATGAATCAGGGCAAAAAGGATGATAGCGGGAAGTTACGGTTTGACCTGCTCCCCTCCGCTGCGTTGAAAGAAGTGGTTCGTGTATATACTATTGGCGCAGCTAAGTATGAGGATCGAAATTGGGAGAAAGGATTAGACTGGGGGAGAGTGTTCGCTGCAATGCAACGCCATTCATGGGATTGGTGGAACGGTGAAGAATACGATCCCACGGATGGGCAGCATCATCTTGCAAGTGTAGCTTGGTGTGCGTTGGCATTGATTCATTATGAACTTAATAACATAGGTAAAGATACGAGGAGTATAAGGAATGACGAAAATGATTGAATGGCTTAGGTGGTTAGTTCGCCTTACTTTTGGGCCTCCTACCGTTGACGCTGTCACTCAAAAACTGCAAAAGAGCTATATAGAGCTAGAGGAGATTTATAATTTTAATATTGGAATGTCCGAAGCTCTTGAAATTGAAATTTCTGAATTGGATAAAATACGTACAATACATCTAAGCACGGCGGCTTCGGCCAAAGAGCTCCAAGATAAAGTTAATAGTCTTATAGGGTGAGGGATGAACAGATTTATTTATCTAGCGGGTCCCATCGTGGATTGTACGGAAGGTGAAGCAAAGGACTGGCGTGATTATGTATGTGGTTTGTTACCTTTAGGAGTTGTAGGAGTTTCGCCTCTCCGATGCGAGGCTCCTACATTTGGTGGGTACATGCGGGATAAGATGGACCCATCTTCAATATGGAACCAGCCCAAATCAATTAATGCCAAGAATTGGTATGATACAGTTCAAGCAGATCTAGTTTTTGCTTATTTACCGAAGGTGTTTAATGATAGACGGCCCTCCATTGGGACTCTATTCGAAATTGGTTGGGCTATTGCTTTGCGGAAGATGATAGTTCTTGTAACGGATGATCTATATCTTGCGGCTCATCCACTAATAGAGACTAACGTTAGCTTTATTGTTCCAACATTAGAGGAAGGTGTTGAGATTATTAAAGGGCTCCTTCCAATCTATACAGGAAACTCAGAGAGTGTTTCTAAGACCCCACGTAAGGGGCACCGGGGTCACATCAACCGCCTTGGTACGAGCTATACACAGGGTGAAGATGGAATTTTTCAAGATAATCGGGAGAGAAAATAATGCCTTTGAATTCTTGGGATCATAGATTTCTGAATGAGGCAAGAACTTGGGCTCTAACATGTTCTAAAGATCCATCTACGCAAGTGGGGGCTGTCATTTCTGACAACCTTCACCGACCTATTTCTAAAGGGTACAACGGATTCCCCCGTGGGGTAAAAGATCTTGTTTCGCGTTATGAAGACAGATCTATTAAGTATCCAATGGTGGTTCATGCGGAACTTAATGCCATACTCTTCGCAGATCGTCACGATCTTGTTGGTTCTACTCTTTATCTTTGGCCTCTCCCACCTTGTGCCGATTGCGCTGGTCCCATTATTCAAGTAGGTATTAAGCGGGTGGTTTGGGCCCCCGATGGTAATCGTGGGTGGCGGCAGGCTTGGACCGCCTCTGTTGACATCGCACGTCAAATGTTTACGGAAGCTGGGGTTGAATTTGAGGAATACGGGTGGTAAGGAAACGACAAAAGATTGAAGACTTGGCACGGGCGGAGATCATTAAGAGACGGCCTCCCTTCATTCCCCGTCCAAAGCCACGTCGTCAAGATGCCAAAGCGGGGTTAGTCTATGAACGTAAGGTTGCTGAGTTTTTTACTGCTCTTTATGGCGAGGATCGTGTTAGTCATGGGGATGACGAACGTGGAACGTGGATTAAATATAAAGATCAACATGGAGAAGGTTGGGCACAACCTGATTTGATTATGCTACCGGATGAGGGAGCGCAAGTATTGATAGTAGGGGAGTGTAAGCTTACGTATACTCCGCGAAAAGCTGAGCAGAAGCTCAAGAAATTCTACATTCCTTTGCTTCAGGAAATTTACCCCGATCTCATTGTGCGCGGGCTTCAGATCTGTAAAAACTTGCGCGGATCGCCAACTAAGATGACGAAAAACATTGACGTGGTGTGGGATCCTATGATAGAATGTTCTTTCTACTCAATGAATCTCCGCCCAATTTAAAAGGAATAATCTGATGGATCAGGCTCAGCTTGCCTTACCCTTTGTCGACAAAATTGGCCTACCTTTTGCTGACAAAATACATAAAATTAAATATCGTAGCGGAGATGAAACTTTTACGGAATCAATGTGGAGGTTAGCGCGAGCACTATCGGACAACGAGGAGGCTGAGTTTTTTGATGAGCGGGCGACGCGCCTCTATCTCATTTTACGCAACCAGCGTTTCCTTCCGGGAGGGCGGATCCAGGCGGCGATCGGGTCCGGTCGGAATATTACTGCGCTGAATTGCTATGTAATGGATACGATTCCTGACAGTCTTGATGGGATCATGCGGGTGGCGAGTGAGGCGGCCGAGACTCTTAAGCGAGGGGGCGGGGTTGGCTTTGATTTTTCTACGTTGCGTCCTCGTAATTCTGAAATTGTTTCCATGAAAACCGAATCAAGTGGTCCGGTCAGTTTCATGGAAATTTTTGATGCAATTTGTGGGACTATTAAGAGTGCCGGCTGGCGAAGGGGAGCAATGATGGGGGTTATGTCTGTCGAGCATCCCGACATCCTAGAGTTTGTTAGGGCGAAGCAAAACTCCACTCGACTTACCAATTTTAATATCAGCGTATCGGTTTCAGATAAGTTTATAGACGCGGTTCGGAAAGATCTATACTGGAATTTCAAATTCCAAGAGGGGAGCCAGTATGATGGATCTATGCGGGCGCGCGAGGTTTGGGACATCATCATGGAGTCGGCTTGGGATTATGGAGAGCCGGGGGTGATCTTCATTGACCACATTAACAAGTATAACAACCTGTGGTATTGTGAAGACATTCAAGCTACCAACCCTTGTGGTGAACAGCCCTTGCCCCCGTACGGAGCTTGCGCTCTTGGGAGCTTCAATCTTCCCGCCTATATAGAGAGGTCTGATGACGGTTCCTGGGTTTTTAATCACGAGCTATTTCTTGAGGACATTCCTTCTGTAGTACGCATGATGGATAATATGCTGGACGAGGCAATTTATCCTCTTGATCAACAGAGAGAGGAGTCTCTTAACAAGCGTCGGTTGGGCCTAGGATTCACGGGGGTAGCTAATGCACTAGAGGCGTTAGGGCATCCGTATGGGAGTCCTGATTTCATCGTAGCGTTAGAGGGTTTCTATAGTGATCTTGCGAACGAAGCCTATCGGGCCTCTGCTGAGCTCGCCAAAGAGAAGGGTGCGTTCCCTGCCTATGATCGTGATGCATATTTACAAAGTCATTACATTACAGAGCGAATCGATCCCTTCATTCAAACGCAGATCAAGAAGTGGGGTATCCGAAATTCCCATCTGGTAAGTCAAGCTCCCGCTGGAACAATTTCCCTTGGGGCTGGCAACGTTTCGTCAGGGATTGAACCTGTGTGGGCTTACGAGTATTACAGGCGGGACTTGGACAAGTACACTGAGTTCGTTCCGGAGTTGCTTACAGACTATGGTTGGCGCGTGTTTGGCGTAAAGGGGAAGTTAGCTAAAGACTGCTCCACTTCTTCCCATCTTAACGTGTTGGATGTGGCCTCGCGCTATTGTGACAGTGGTGTATCGAAAACGATTAATGTGTCGGGGGATTGTGATTTCGATCTCTTTAAGAATATTTATATGGAGGCATGGATGGGAGCTAGTGTCAAGGGCTGTACTGCTTTTCGTATTGATGGTCAGCGCGAGGGTGTGATGGTAGATGA